GGAACTTCGGGTTATACCGTCAAAGAAGGTGTCAATAAAGGCAAGATTCTAGGACATAACTCTACAAAGTCCACAAATAATTGGTAGATATAGAAAACCCACCTAAAGGTTTCCAGCCTCTAGGTGGGGAAAAACAACCCTTAAAGGGTAACTTGTAATTCTATTTTAAATATAATGGACCAGTCCATTGTATTGGGTAATTACCAGTAAGTACATTACCTCTAGCAGAATTTAACGCAGGAGCGTTGTATCCAGCCGCCTTCAATATATCGCCTTTTTTAAAATGTTTAAAATCTTCTTTTACAATAAAACAAAATACGCCGTTTTCTTGTACAACTTTAATATACTTTTTACCAGGCATAATTCTAGTATTAGAATCCCATTTATTAGTCTGTTCTAAACTATAACCAGTTAATTCTTTCTTTCCATAACTAGTTGACATTGCAACATAATCGGCCTTTGCACCTGCCATCATAAACTTAATACCTTCTTCAAGTGTTTTACATTTTTGTGATACTTTTATCATAGTGTTTTTCTCCTTATTTTATTTCTTCGTCAATATAATATTCAGTTAAGTCTTTGTAATACGAAGAAGACTTTGAATCTGCTTCTGAATACAATACTTGTGAATATAATGCTAATATAAAACTAGCAACTCCTATTAAGAATAGTGCGAAACATAATGCCCAATCATCATTCATTGGGATACCTTTGTAACCACCATCAATTGCACCAGCAGCACCTATCATACAAAAGGTACCAACTACTGACATAACTATTGTTGTATATTCATATATTTTTTTCATAGTGTTTTTTCTCCTTATTTAAAATCAAAACCGTTAATTTGTTTAAAGTTATAATCGTGTAAAATCTTATTAATAGCATTTTTCATATTAATATCAATTTTTTCTAATAACTCGTTATCAACTTCAACGATTTCTTTGATGTTTTTCTTCATTTTTTTAATTTGACTATAAGCAACATTTCTTACTATTGTCAAATTGTTTGTTTTTGTGTTTTTTGTTGTCATATACTACTAAATATACAGGAAAACCAACCCGATTGCAAGCGAAAAATCCCGAAAATATGAAAAAAACCACATTTTTTTTACTTTGTTCTCTTTTTGTTCTCGTAAATTGTCAAAAAGTCAAGGAAAATTGCGAATATAGACCCGAATTTGAAGGAAATGGCGAATCAATGAGCGAATCACTTGATGGAATTGCCCAAATTGAAAAATTACAACATAAAACTCGTTGTAAATTTTAGGATAAATAGTTTTTATGAATAACAATACAGAATTTTGTTTAAATTGTGGACACGAATCGCATTGTGGCGAAAATTGTTACCAAAATTACGGAGAATCAGAAAAAACTCTTTGTTGTACACATTGTCGTTGCGAAAATGATAATAAAAGTGGCAAATTAGACGAAGATTCATTTAACGGAGCATAAAATTATGGCAAAAATGAGAAAGTTCCTGTTTTGGAATGAAGCAGGTGAAGAAAAAGAAAAAGAAGCATTAAGTTTAAAGAAAGCAGTAATGTCTGTACAAGGAGATTACAAAGATAGATTTATAAGTGTTGAATATATTACTAAAAAAGGCAAAAATATTAGTCAATCTGTTGAAATACCTATGGGTCGTAAAATTAGACAAGCAGCAATACTTGAAAAGAAAAGAGCAGCTGCAAAAGCATTAAGAGAACAAAATAGGTAATGGCAAAACTAGCAAAATCGTTTGTAGCACACGAAAGGATGCCTAAAAAGACATCACAAGGTAATAGAAAAGGTGTTAAATTTAGTTCTATGAATAAAAGTAGAAAAAGATCATTTAAATATTACAACTCACAAGGAAAATAATGCCAGCAGTTAGTAGAAAAGGCGATAGTTTAAGTACAGGACACGCTTGTGCAGGTTCAACTATACTTGCAACACCAAAACAATCAACGGTTAGAGCAAATAGTATTTTAATTGCAAGGGTAAGTGATAAAACGGTATCACACCCTTTTCCACCATTACCACCTTGTGCGCCTCACGTGGCAAGTGTTAATGCAGGTTCTTCAACGGTTAGAGTTGTAGGATTACCAGTTGCTAGAGTAGGTGATAGTGCAGACGCAGGAGCAATGACTAAAGGTTCTTCTAATGTTTTCTCAGGTTAGAGTATAAATATAAGAGATATGCCAAACTACGATGCTACTAATACTAATAACTCTAAAAGAGCAAATAGAATCTATAAAGACTTGGATTTAGACTTTGGTCGTAATCCACTTACTAATGATGTAAATAAATTGACAGATGTTGAGGCAGTTAAGAGAAGTGTTATTAATTTAATCAACACTAATAATTATGAGAGACCTTTTCATCCTGAAATAGGTTCAGGTTTAAGAGGTATGTTATTTGAACCAATATCTCCTTTAACTGCTATTGGATTGCAAAGAAAAGTTGAAGAAGTATTAATAAATTTTGAACCAAGAATTAGTTTAAGTCAAGTTTTAGCAATACCTAATATTGACAGCAATGCTTATGACTTAAATATAAAATTTTATGTAGTAGGTAATTCACAACCAGTAGAAGTAGAAACATTTTTAGAAAGAATAAGATAATATGGCAAGTAATAAATTATTAGTATCAGATTTTGATTTTGATAATATAAAAGCAAATTTAAAATCATTTTTACAAGATCAACCAGAGTTTTCAGATTATAATTTTGAAGGTTCAGGATTTTCTGTCTTGTTAGATACATTAGCATACAACACACACTATTTAGGATTCAATGCTAATATGTTAGCAAACGAATTATATTTGGATAGTGCTGATATTAGAAAAAATGTTGTATCATTAGCAAAGATGTTAGGTTATACTCCTACATCAACAAAATCTTCTTTAGCAAATGTAGATATAACTTTAAATGGCGCTACAGGTTCTACGGTTACTATGAACAAGGGAACTGCTTTTACAACTAAAGTAGATTCATTAACTTATCAGTTTGTAACTAACCAAGAAATTACAATTACACCACAAGATGGTGTTTATAAATTTTCTGGCGTTGATTTATATGAAGGTACTTCAGTTACATTTAGATATACGGTAGATAGTACAGATGTTGACCAAAAATTTATAATACCAAGTGTGGATGCTGATACATCTACATTAAAAATAATTGTTCAAAACTCTATTAGTGATACAACACAAAATACTTACACATTAGCGTCTGGATTAAAATCTTTAGACAACACATCAAAAGCATATTTCTTACAAGAGTCAGATGACGGTAAATTTGAAGTTTATTTTGGAGATGATGTTTTAGGTAAAAAATTATCAGATGGTAATATTATTATTATGGAATATATTGTTTGTAATAGAGATGAGGCAAACGGCGCTTCTAGTTTTACTCTATCAGGTTCAATTGGTGGATTTACAAATGCTTCTATCGTAACTAATTCAAATGCTCAAGGTGGTTCTGGTCCTGAATCAAAAGAGTCAATAAGATTTAATGCACCTTTACAATACACATCACAAGATAGAGCAGTTACAGCAACAGATTATGAAACTTTAGTTAAATCAATTTATCCTAATGCAACTTCAATAAGTGCTTGGGGTGGTGAAGATGATGAAACACCTGTTTATGGTGTAGTTAAGATTGCAGTCAAAGGTAAGTCAGGAGTGCCTTTAACTAACGCAACTAAATTAGATATAGTTACAAAACTAAAACCTTACAATGTCGCTTCAGTTAGACCAGAAATAATTGATCCAATAACAACTTCAATTGTATTAGTTGTTAATGCTAAGTACGATAAAAAATCAACTGCTAAAACAGCAGATACTTTAAAATCTGAAATAGTAAATGCAATTACAAATTACAATACAAATACTTTAACAGCGTTTGATGGTGTCTTTAGATTTTCTAAAATGACAGGTATTATTGATAATGTAGATAGTTCAATATTATCTAACATCACAACCGTTAAAATGAGAAAAGAATTTACACCTACTTTAAACTCATCTACAAAATATGATGTTTATTTTAGAAATGCTATTTACAATCCACATTCAGGACACGATTCAGTTTTATCATCAACAGGATTTAAAATAAATGGAAACAATAATGATATGTTTTTAGATGATGATGGTATGGGAAATGTTAGAGTTTATTATCTTGTAAGTGGTATTAAAACAATACAAAATGCTACACAAGGAACAATTGATTATGCAACTGGACAAGTTACTCTTAATTCTTTAAGTGTTGCGTCTATTTCTAATATTAGAGGTTCTGCTTCTAGTGTAATTGAAATAACCGTTTCTCCTAGTTCAAATGATATTGTTCCAGTAAGAGATCAAATTTTAGAAATAGATGTTTCTAATTCTATTGTAAATGTTTCTGAAGATACTTTTGTAG